AGATTTTGAAGATTTTAACTTTGGTGAAGAAATGATGGATGATTACGACTTTGGAAACCCAAACTTAAGAAACATGAGAGGGTTTGACCCTAGAAGATAAAATAACACAGGCAGGAGAGAGCCATGGATACGCTAAATTTAGCAGAATACCTTTTTAAAAATTTAAGACAAAGAGAACAGAACACTGTTGACATCATTGCTGGGGGCAATGTAAGATCGATGGAAGATTACAAGTATCTTATGGGAGAATTATCGGCGTATCGCTCCCTTATAGAAGATCTAAAAGAAACGCTGCATATGGAAGATCACGATGACTAAAGATATCGCAAAAAAGAATGAAACTAAATCCGAACTAGACAAGGCATTTATCAATGCTGAAACTAAAGTTTTGGACCCCACCCTACTAAAAAAATCACTGCTAGACAGAATGCCCGATCCATCAGGATGGCGTTTATTAGTCTTGCCATATAAAGGCAAAGGAGTGACCGATGGTGGCATTCAGTTAATTAAAGAAACTGTAGACAGAGAAGCTTTGTCCACAGTTATATGTTATGTACTAAAGGTTGGACCTTTAGCCTATAAAGATGAAAATAAATTTGGCGATAAAGCATGGTCTAAAAAAGGAGATTGGATCCTTATTGGTAGATATGCTGGCACTCGTTTTAGATTAGAGGATGATCACGAAGTTCGCATTATTAATGATGACGAAGTGATTGCTACAATTTTAAACCCAGACGACATTAAATCTTTATAGAGGTAAATCATGGCAGAAGAAGCAACAAGCATCGAAGAAAACATTGATGTAGAAATTACAGAAGAAAAAATACAAAAGGCTGCAGTCCCCGACCATAAAAGGGTCGAAGACGAAGTTCAAGAAGAAGCAGTCAATATTGTTTTAGACAACGAAGTCTCTCCAGTTACTGAAGATAAAATAACAGAAGATTTTGAGGCCTCACCTCAAGTAGAAGAAAAATCAAAAGATTTATCTGATGTAGAGAAGAGAGCGTCACTTGCACAAAACAGAATTAACAAAGCAGTTGCCCAGGCCAAAGAGTTCCAAAGAAGAGAACTAATGGCTGTTCAATACGCCAAAGATTTAAAAGATCAAAACGAGCAATTAAGACAATCGCAAAAATCTTTTCAATCTAGTTATGGCGATGAGTTTGGCAATCGTGTTGAATCTCAACTTAGTCTAGCAAGACAAGCTTTAAAACAAGCAACTGAATCACAAGATGCTGAATCTATAGCTGCTGCTACTGAGGCCCTAACAATGGCAACTTCAGATAGAGCAAGGCTAGAGCAATATAAGCAACAGCAAAAACAATACGAGCAACAAGAAGCTGCTTATGTAGAGCAAGCTCAAAATCAACAAGAACAACAACCTCAAGCAGCTCCAGAAGAGTATAATGAGCCATCACCTAAATCTCGTGAATGGGCCAAAAAGAATTCTTGGTTTGGACAAGACCAAGTTGCAACCTCTGTTGCCTTTGCAGTTCATAAACAATTAGAGAATGAAGGCTTTGACTTAGACTCTGATGAGTACTACACTGAGATTGATAAGAGAGTGCAACAAGAGTTGCCTCACAAGTTTAACGTGGAAGCGAAAAAAAACGTCCAGACAGTCGCTTCAGCTACACGCAATACATCGACAGGACGCAAACAGAATCGTATCGAATTGACNCCNAGTGAACAGCAATTAGCTAAAAAACTTGGAGTGTCATTTAAAGATTACGCAATACAAAAAGCGAGGCTAGAAAGATCATGACAAAAGGAAAAGATAACGTAGTTGATGATAATGATGTTAGAACTTCAAGAAGTGCTGACACTAGAGAAAAAGACAATAGACCAAAAATTTGGAAAATGCCTTCAGCTCTAGAAATACCAGAAGAAGCGGCTGAACAAGCCAAATCTCAAGGAATTACTTATCGCTGGGTTAGAGAATCTGTACTAGGACAAGATGACAAAACGAATGTCTCAAAAAGATTTCGTGAAGGATTCGTCCCAGTGAAACCAGAAGAACTTCCAGGATTTCATGATTTGCCTACAGTCGATGATGGTCGACACGCTGGCATTATAGGAGTAGGTGGGTTGATACTGTGCAAGATTGATCAAGATATCGCAGATCAAAGAAATGAATTCTTTGAACAACAAACCATGAACCAAATGACAGCTGTAGAAAATGACCTAATGCGTGAAGAGAATCCTTCGATGCCTATTACAACAAATAGATCATCAAAGGTGACTTTTGGTGGAAGTGGTAAATAATTACAACTTCTAAATTAAAAATTAACTAGGAAACTATTATGGCAAATACAGATGCTAAATTCGGTTTAAGACCTATAGGAAAACTTGGTAGCAGTTACAACACAACTGGTACTACTGAGTATGATATTCTTACAGGAACAACCGGAAGTATTTTTTCAGGCGATCCAGTAAAGAAAGTTGCAACAGGCGGCATAGCCGTAGCTGCAGCTGGAGATTTATTACTGGGAGTCTTTCAAGGATGCAAGTTTACAAATGCTTCTGGCGAGGTGATTTATTCACCTTACTGGCCGACATTAACTGCTTCATCCGATGCGGTGGCTTTCGTAGTTGACGATCCTGATGCAACCTTTGAAGTTCAAAGTGCTGCAACAGGTAGCGTGACTGTAACCGATCTTGGCTTAAATGCTGATATCGTTTACACAGCTGGTAGTACTGTAAACGGACGATCTAATGTAGATCTAAGTGGTACTATGGCTACAGGCACGGCTCAATGTAGAATTATTGGATTTTCTAATGACCCAGAGAGTAATGCTCTAGGTACAGGAAGTCTTTCTACACACGTCAACATGATTGTCAAAATTAACGAGCATTTCTATACTCAAACAGCAGGAGAATAACAATGGCGATTAACAGATCACAATTAGCCAAAGAGCTAGAACCGGGTTTAAACGCTTTGTTTGGAATGGAGTACGCTCGCTACGAAAACGAACATGCTGAAATCTTTGATACCGAGTCTTCTGACCGTGCTTTCGAAGAAGAAACAATGATCGTTGGTTTCGGGAATGCTAAAGTAAAAGGCGAAGGAAACTCAGTTGAATTTGATTCAGCTTCCGAAGGCTTTACTTCAAGATATTCACACGAGACTATCGCGTTAGCGTTTGCTCTTACTGAAGAAGCAATCGAAGATAACCTATACGATAGATTAGGAGCTAGATATACAAAAGCTCTAGCACGATCTATGGCTCATACTAAGCAAGTAAAAGCAGCTGCTGTTTTGAATAACGCTTTCTCAGCCAGTTTTACTGGTGGAGACGGTGTTGCTCTAGTAAGTACAGCTCATCCATTAGCGGGTGGCGGTACTTTAAGTAACAGACCTACTGTTTACTCTGACTTAAATGAGACTTCGTTGGAAGATGCAATTATCTCTGTATCAACTTTCACTGATGACAAAAGCATGATTCTTGCCCTTCAAGGCAGGAAACTAATCATTCCACCACAATTACAATTTGTGGCAGATAGATTGCTTAACACACCAGGAAGAGTTAGTACTTCTGATAATGACATCAACTCTATTAAGAATATGGGAATGGTCCCTGAAGGTTATTCAGTTAACCATTTCTTAACAGACAACGATGCTTGGTTCTTGTTAACAGATTGTCCTGATGGATTTAAACATTTCGAGAGATCTCCTCTTTCAACTTCTATGGAAGGTGACTTTGATACTGGCAACGTCAGATTCAAAGCTAGAGAAAGATATTCTTTCGGATTCTCAAATCCAAGAGCAGTCTTTGCATCACAAGGTGCATAAATCCAATTTATTGGTAAAGGGAGCTTCGGCTCCCTTTTTTTTGGATTTTTTTATTAAACTGATATACAATCAAAAGACTAGGAATTATTAACTTGTTCTATCGACTGACCTAGCAGACAAGCCAAGACAATAGAACTTATTTCCGGGAGGAAATTATGGCGAATTCAACATTTAGTGGGCCAGTTAGGTCCGAAGGTGGTTTTGAACAAATCACAGTAGCAGCAACAACAGGTGCTATAACAACAAACTTTGACGTAGATGCAAGCGGTAATATTACCGATGTAGGTTCAATTGCATCTGATGGTGCTATTTCTACTACAAGCACTATTATAGGTAGACGAAAAATTGATACTACTTTTAATGCGGCAGGAGCAGCATCAGCTACTCTAACAGCAGCTCAATCGGGAACTTTGTTTTTGATTAATGGTGCAGCAGCTAATGTAATTACTTTACCTACTGTATCTACTGGAAATGTTGGAGTTCATTATGACTTTCAACTTACAGTAGCTGTTGGCGGAAGCGTAACAACTACTTTTGTACTTCCAGGTTCAGTGTATCAGCTTTCCAAGCAATGCT